CGTGAGGGGCGCTGGCGCAAAAGCGCGCCCGGCTTAACCGGACACACTCGAGCACCCTAAAGGTTAGTTCCCTTCTCTGTGAGAGTGGTGATCTAACCTACGTCACCAGGATTACCGCGTGGTAGCGGGTTCCTGGGTCCCGGGGTGAGAAGTGTGTTAAAGTAAAGATTTGGGGGGAGTGCCGTTGGCGAGCCAGCGTCATCGGGTAAGCAAAATCTGGATCTAAGAACCAGAACCCTACTCCCAAGTCTCGGAATCGGTGATGCCGCCTTATGCGAAAGTTGGACTTTGTCTTCATTAGATGAAGTCGAGGTACCTCCTCTGCACTGAAAAGTTGTATGAGTAGATAACCTCAGCGTTCCCCGTACGTCCCTCAACAGGGTGCCTGCGGCCGCGTAGCCAGAGATGGTGAAGCGAAACCGAAGAAACACGGGGTTTCTATAACTCCAGACAAAATTATCATGAAAAAACAATCACAACAATTCTATCCTTTTTTACAGGAGTTATGGTCACCACGTGTTTGGCAACTCGGTTTAAAATCCGAGTCGTGGTTAGTGGGTAGACTAAATAGGTTTGCCTTCCTAATCATAGGGAAGACTTCGCATACAGTAGCTGGTGGAATACTCCATTTTGCTCGGTGGAGTGTGAGAGTGGTGAAGTGTCAAGGTTTACCGGGATACTCAATTTATCTGAAGGCGTGCCTGATCCTACTGCAGAATGCAGTGGCAGGCCGGAAGGTAGATGGTAGGGAGTTCGGAGTTGCGGTGTCTTGCACTGAAACTGGTTTTCCGTGAGTGATTCCAGCTATCCATCGCCGTTCCATTAGGTGCGGAGATACGGGGATTCTCCGCCTATGGACCAGTCTATTCTCCTTGTATAGGATCGTAGATTGGAAGGCGAGGGCTAGTTTGGACTCGATTCTCGAGCCATTTTCGGGCTCGCGGATCGAGGTTGCTCGGCTAGAAAGTTTTGTCCAGAATCAGTTTCTTCGTCTTTTGATGGAGAGGCTGCCGTGGCTGTTCGATAAGGAGTTCGAGCAGGCACGAGAAAAAGGATTTTACGAGTATTTGAAGGGCAATTTCATAGCTATTTTAAAGAGTGGTCCTAACTCGGTACAGGGTTCTGTCCAGATGTGTAATCTGGAGCCGGACGCGATTTCGCTGTCCCGCAGTTCCCTGTGGCCCTCTTACCTTGAGTACCTCGAGTACCTCGACTTCCGATGGCTAAAACCAGCGGTCGTCGGGGCATCTCGGGCAGACCCCAGTCAGCAAGACTGGGGCGGGGATTCGAGGCAGGACTATACCAAAGGCCCTATTGGGTCTTTGTCTTTAAAGTATGAACCAGGGAAGGTGCGGATATTTGCGATGATAGATTTCTGGTCCCAGATGGCGTTGAAGCCCCTTCATGACTTTCTTTTGAAGGTCCTGCGGGGCCTCTGCCGGGGGGACGTCCGGTTGGACGGTTCCTTCGATCAGGGGGAGACAGTGGAGTATCTTCGATCTCTTACTGCCTCTCCGCGGCGGAAGTTTTGGTCATATGACCTCTCTTCCGCAACGGATAGATTCCCTCTGGTGATCCAGAAATCTCTCATACAAGCGTTGTTCACGGAAGAATTTGGCTCCTTATGGGCGACTTTGATGACAGATAGAGACTTTGTCATACCTGTCTTAAATGACTGGCGCGCGAAGGGGAAGTATAAAGATTACTTCTCTGAAAACAACCCGGTGTCAAGGGTCCGATATTCTGTCGGACAGCCTATGGGAGCCTATTCTTCCTGGGCAGCGTTTTCGCTCTCCCACCACGCGCTCGTACAATACTGTGCATATTTGGGGGGCCATAAGGGCTGGTTTGAGGGTTATGGTATTTTGGGTGATGATATCGTGATTGGTGACGGTAGAATCGCCAGACGCTACGAGGCCATGTGCCGTAAGTTAGGTATTTCACTCAGCCTAGCTAAATCGCTGCCAGGGGTTCGTGGAACCTTTGAGTTTGCGAAGCGGATGATCCTAAGAGGGGCCGATGTGTCACCTCTATCATTCCGGGAGTTTGCGATTGCAAATCGCTCTCTCACGTGTATGATGGAGTGTGCCAGTCGGTGTGCCTCGTTAGGGCCCATCCGTATGGCATCTGTCTTACGGGCGCTTGGTTTTGGGTACCGGAGTACCGCACGCCTGACGCAAAAGGTGATTGAGGTGCCCGGACGCAAACTGAGAAATACTATACTCGCACTTCTACACCCAGCTTCACCTTTCGGGGTGAAACACTGGGACGCTTGGTTCGGTGCTGTTACTGCGGTGGAGCATCGGACTGTGGCTGACCAGGCCACGCAGAGCGTGATTCAGTCTGTTGTCGACTTTTATAAGTCTCAGCTAACTCGGGAGTTATCCCGATTCGCCGAATTGAAAGATTGGGTGATGAAGGTTAATTATCCGCGTTGGTTTGAGATCATGAACCGTATGGAGAATGATGTATTTCTTTCTCCCGACGTGTTTGGAGTCGTTCGTGGCGCAATAAGTGTGAGCGCCATGATGCAGATGAAGGAGGTAGAAGAGTGGGTCGCTCAACCAGTAGAGGGCACGCTCTCTGAGGTGTATGACCAGTACCGGGACTATTTCGCGAGGCTTCAAGCCTTGCGCCCAGTGCAGGACTTACTTACACGCCCTAAGTCTAAGGATCCACATTTCATGTTCAGAGAACTGGATATGTGGTATCGTTGTCATAGGGTCGCTCGGAAAGCGGTCACTAAGGCTGATGGCCCCTAGTTAGTAATAGCGATCCTAAAGAACGCTAGGGATTATCGGCGGTTAGTTAAAACTCGCCTTATTGTCAGAAGTTGGTTCCTGTATGCCCTTCCCTAACCAATGACACAGAGATGTGATCGGAGGTCAAAATTTTAGTGGTGATCTAACACCTACGGTCGGGCCAAGTAAGGTATAGAAATATGCCTGGGGAGGCTCGATTAGTCCCCCTCCGTTTGTTAGTTATGTAAGTCGTTAGCTCCAGGGATGTCGCCCTGGTAACGAAGACCCGCTGG